CGATTGGATCTCTTCCCATTGGATGATTATCTGTTGCATAATTTAGATTTTTAGCAGGTCTACCAGCACCCGGCCATCCACCATCTGGTGTTTCTACATCATTTATTACTCTACCACCGCCTTTAATTTGCATACTAGCAATATCGTGTGGTGTACCAAAAGATTCTTTAGTTACAGCTGGATCGTTTCCTTCACTTTCAATTTGTTTCTGACGGAAAGCGTGTTTAATATCCTCAAGAACTTCATTCTTTTCAAATTCGGCTTCATCTTCTGAAAGATTGAATATGTTTGTATAAATATATTTCATTGAGAATAACTTTTTTTCAATTAAAGAACCGGCTAAATCAACACGTTCTTTCATTAAAGCAACTTTTTCTTGTTCGTATATAATGGAAGGACCAGTTAAATTCAATTCAAAATTTACTAAATCTGCATTTTCATAACCTTGTGCATACAAATGGACAATCGCAATCTTTGTTAATTCAGAAACAACAATTCTTTGTATTCTTTCAATTGTTCTTGCAAAACGAATATCTAATGCGGCAAGTGTTGCTTTACCTTCCGCTTTTTCATCATATCCCAAAAACGGCTTTGGTACTTTAAGAGCAGCAAATAGTTTACTTTTAAGATATTCCACATCCTCAATTGCTTGATATTGTAAACCAGCGAGAGTTTCAATAGAAGTACCAGATTGTCCACCACGAACTGGTAAGTAAAAATCTTCTAATAAATTTTGCATATTGAAACGTAAATTATAATCACCAGTTTGCTCATTCATAACTGGAGTTTTCTTCATACGATTCATAATGTTTTGCATATATTGATCAACCTCAGCGGGTGGAATATTACCAATATCAACTTTGAATATACGTTTCTCAGGAGCTCTCATAATTCTATGAATTAACATAGCGTCTTCCATAAGAACTAATTGTTTATACAATTTTCTTCCACCTTCAATCATTGATTTACCATACGGAAGATAATTTGTATCACCGAGTAAACGAAAATGCGCTATTTCATAATTTTGAAATTCACCTTTTCCAAGTGGACCTTCATATATAAACTTAGTCATGTAAATATGTTCTGGATCAGTTCCTTCTTCACGTTGCATTTCATATGGAGAAAAAGGAACAACGTTAGTTATACCCAATTCGTCTTTAACATCTAAGTACAAATAAAAATCCCCATACTTAACTAAATTACGAACCCATGGCCATAAGTTATATTCTATATTCAAAACATCATAAAAAAGATTTTTAAGTATTTTGCGAATATTATCATTGTCAGTTCTAATAGTTAAAACGTCACCTTGGTCATTTTTCAGAGTACTCTCATCTGCGTATATATCTAATGCAGAGGAAATTATTGCATCAGTATCCATCGCTTCATAATCTGTATATAAGTCTATCTTGGTTGCTGAAAATGAGTTGTATTGATTATAAACAGAGATAGGTGTACCACGAGTACCATGTAATCGACCATAACGATCAATAACTTTTGAAGTATGAGGATTTCCGTCCGCTTGATAACGAGCGGTATCTACTACTTTCAATTTTTTTCCACCAACATTGCGTACAACAACATTTGTAGAAAATAATGTTTTAAGTCTATCAAATAATGATTTCGTTTCAGCCATTTAGCACCTATTGTATTTATGTTTCTTATCTATATAAATATATATTAAAAATAGTTAAACCTTATTTTATCAACCAAGTTAAATCTTCATCGTTTCCATTTACTTTCATTGACCAACCATTATCGTTTCCGTTTCCAAAACCATACATTGGCTTATGTATAGAATTTGCTTTACCAACATAATCTAAACTCATACGAGTTTGTGCCATACCTTCTTTTCGTAATTTCATAGCGGTATCTCGTACCCAAAGACCAATTGCAAAAGACATTACTAAATCGTCATTATAACCACGCTGTGCTTCTGCTTTTGCTCCATTCCAAATGAATACATATAATTCTTCAATTAACCGCCTTGAATGAACTATTGGACCCCTTTCTCTGAAATAGGTTTCTAATTTAGAAATTAAGAGTGGGCGAGTTTTCGATGACGTTGTAAAACCCGGCACCATATTTTGCTTTGATTTTAAATCGTAGCCCTTTGGTAATTGTACCGATGGATCAACGTAACCATCTTCACGATACGTATAATATAGATTTCCATAATTTCTGTCAATTATTTGTTGAATTGCTGCCCAACCAACATTTGCATTTTCAACAACAAGTAATGCGTCATTATATTCAGTTGCTATTGAAACTAATGTATTACCATAAGATTTTGTATCTAACTTGCCTTTATACTCAGCAACTTGTTCTAAACTTTCAACATCAATTACATGGAATGCGGAGTAATCGTTTCCGTCACCACGTGCAACGTCACCAACTACAATATAATCTCTCGTTGGGTCTGGATATTTCCAAATCCATAATGCTTCTTCACCACCACGTTTTTCAAGTGGATCCATCGTATGTGTTTGCTCATACCATTGTACCAATTCCCCATCAACAACTGCACGTCCAGAAGCTAAGAAGTTCCCATCACATTCTTGCTTAGCCATGTTTGGACCAAGTAGTATATCTTGTTCATCTCTCCATGCTTGGTCACGTTCAGGGTGAACTTGCCATAATAATTCTATTGGATTAAATCCACCTTGCCCTAATTTAGCATCTACCCATTTTTTGTGATAAAAATTACCAACACCATTTGGAGTGGAATTTATAATCGCAGATCCACCTGTTGAAAGAGTTTGTTGTGCGGAAGCCCATATTGGTTCAATCTCTTCGATAAAAGCAGCCTCATCTATTACCAAAAGTGATAACGCTTCAGAACGTCCAGAGTCTGCTGCAGCCGACGCTGCTTTAATTTGTGAACCATTATTAAAACGGAGTGATAATTTATTATCTTCTTGAACTCCTGTTTTTAACCAACTTGGTAAATTATCATACATAACTCTAACTTTAGTTACCAAGTTTTTTGCAGTATCTTGTTTTGTAGCAATAACAAGAATGTTTTTATCACTATTAAACAACATCAGCCAAAGCGAATATCCAGCGATTAACGTAGAAATACCCAACTGTCTTGACTTGAGTACAATACTATAACGGTGTTTATTAAATTCATGTAATACATCTTCTTGGAATGGGTATAATTCAAATAACATTTTACCACGAGTTGGATGCTGAATCTTTGCGTATCGTTTCATAAAGTACGCAGGATTTTTAGCACATTTTGAATACTCGTCTTTTACAATTTCTTTAAGATTCTTTGGAATACCACTCATTTAGTAACCAATATTATTGAAACTACCGTTGCTGCTCCACTCATAAACCACAATAATTTATTATCGTACCAACGTGGTTGTAATTCATCCACAGTTCTTTGTAGTGCATCGGATTGAATTCTACAAGCATCAAACGCTTTTTGGCGATTCGATAACATCATATTGTACCAATTAAGTCTTGTTTTATGTAAATCAATTAAAGTGTCTTGTTCACTTACTATTAATTTCAAATAATCAATTGAATCCTTTAATGTCTGTATTTTATTAGCGAGAATTGTAATTTCTATTTTGTTGAAACAAACAACAGAATCTATTTTTTTAATAGTTTCTTTTTCTTTAGAAAACATAACCGCAGTTGCAAATAAAAAAACTAATATGTATTTCATAACTCACTCTTTTATAAAATTCTGAATGTACTGTGTTGCTGAATCTGGATTATTAATCTTTGGCGTTTTAAATATATAAAAGTTTTTCTTAATATATTTTACCTTCTCGGTTTGGGTGTTTATATTGGAATCTAATCTATCAGAATGTTCTTTCAGAATTTTGTACTCTGATTGATACATTTGAATTACACCTTCCAAACTATCTTTTGTTTTTGTGTATTGTTTTATTGCTGTTGTTGAATTCTGTGTGTCCTTAAACATATAGAATACAAACAATGCACAACCTAAAGTTGCAACTCCCTTTAGAATCCATTCTAATCTTTTATCTGCTTCCATAACTAACCTTCTGTATAAGTTGAAACCATTTTTGCTTTTCCACGTTTAGTTGCACCATATTTTCTTTTACGTGTTACTGCACTTTTCTTTTGTTTTGAAGTCATTGATGATGCTTTGCTTGCGGGTACACATTTTGGATATGCTCTCTTTCCACCTTTTCGTGACTTACTTCCAGCGGAA